ATTAAACGATTCGAGCGAGTTAATAAAACAAAGTTTAACCCGTTTGATAAAAGACATATAGAAATGATTCACGGTAACGCGAGCCATGAACATTTTTTTAGGAAGGCTGGTTATATATTTAGCCGACATTTAAACACATAACCCCAAGCACAACGGCACGCTTTTTGTGTCCGTTGGCTGGGGTTGTTATACGAATTTATTAGGAGGATTAAGGTGAATACAGTAGTTTTATTGGCTTTGATATGTATCATCGCTGCCCAAACTTTCTTTTGCTTAGCTCTTTTGAGAGCAGGCAAAAAAGCAATGGGTGAAATAGAAAGCCTAGAAAGACAACTCGCTATTGAAAAAGCGCTTAAGAGTATCCAGGGAGATAACACAAGAGACTTGCTATCGAAAGCGTACGAGGCTGGTTGGATAGAAGCAGCATATTGGGCAAGGCGTGATGATCTAATTTACGATATTGGATCGCCTGCTTACATAGAGGCCGAAGCAGAAGGACTACATAGCATTTTAGATGCCCAAAAACCATCAGTACGGGTTGAGTATCTTAAAAAGCTCATCAGTGGTGTACGCAGGGCGATAGCAGATGACCCAGACACTATCACAGCTAAGGCTGAGTATGGTGACGACATAACAATTGGTCGCTGGGTTGATGCGTCTATACTATGCGATGTAGTCGAGAGGGATTTACTAAGCAATGAGATAAGTTGTTGAACCAGATCGAAAGCACAACGGCTAGTCCGTTTATGCGCCTTGTTAGCTGTTTAATTATTGGAGAAAAAGAATGAGTAATTGCGACTATTCGCTAGATATGAGCGATCTTGTAAACCAGCTGAATATCAAGGCTGGAGTAATCGAAATGGGCGAACGCATAGCGTGGGGGAGTGATACTGCGTTGATGCGTGAAGCTGCCAGAGAGATAGAAAAGCTGCGAGCGCTGATTAAATCGGCTAGTCCGCAATAGCGTTTTGTTATGTTCCAGTTTTGAGGGATTGAGATGGACAATATATTTGAAAAACACATCACATTGAACGGGGCAAAGAGCGGAACAAACCACATAAACAGTGATTTTATATGCGGGTTTGAATACTGCAAGCGTCAAGTGATGCAAATCTTGGTGTTTCAAAAAACTGAAATTCAAAAGGAGGCGTTTAAGTCTAAATGTTTGGAGTGGGTGAGTGAAATTGAATGTGAGATAGACGAGCTTAAACGTGAAAAGAATCAGGTCGAGATTAAGTCAAATAAGCTCGCGATGTCCGGTCGTATTAAAGAATCGAACGACTTGGAATATACAGAGAACAGAAGGCTTGAATTCGCTATTTCGGAAAAGCAGCGACTTATTAAACAAATTAAGGGGATACTATGAAAAAACTTAGAATTATTGAGTCAAATGGGACTTTTTACCCAGAATATAAAGCTTTGTTTTTGTGGCGGAGATTTCATAGACCACTGCCGCCGATTTCCAACTGCACGACTGTCACGGGTTCGAATGGTGTGGGCGCGTCAACACTAGAAGATGCACGAGAGATTTTGCGGTTGTGGTTAGAGATGGACACTAACGTTATCCATAAAACATAACCCCAAGCTTTGCGGCTTGCATACAAGGAATTAGAGATGAGTATTGAGCGCCAAAACAATGATGAAAAACGGCCAGATGAAGGCAAGTCCGACAAGAGCGCTTTGTTAGCTGTTTGATTAACCAATTTCACCAAGAGGGAAAAATGGTATGGAAATGAAACTAATACGACAGATGATTGAAAGTTGGCGCGAAGAGTTTGCGTCTATTAAAGAGCAATTAATTGTTCGCGGCGGTGAAGCGAATAGCGTTGAATATAACATTTTAGCGACCGAAGCTTTGCGTTTGTCGTTATGCATAAATGACGCTACGGATTTAATGCTTAACATAAGCGAAAAGAAAAACGGCTCGTAGATTCCGTTGATGCGCTTTGTTATGTGATTTATTTAATTTAGGAGAATGAAAGTGAAGCATGTAAAAGTTATAAAAGTTATGTCTGACTCAATAGAGTTTGATAACGGAATTACATTGAGTTCAGATCATGAGCAAGATTGCTGTGAGCACCATTACTTGAGCTTCAACGACCTGACCGATGAAGATTTTGAAGGGTTAGAGTTTGATCTAACAACAGATAAATTCTTTGAAAGAATTGAAGATTACGGAATTCAATTAAACCCTATTTCTGGTCATCCTGTTCGGTTGCCTGGATATGGAAGTAATAACGGTTATTACTCGGCAAACCTTGATCTTGTTTTGAGTGACGGTAATAAGATCGTAAAAACCTTTGATATTTCTGAGTGCCAAGTAATAGACGATTAACTACACATAACCACAAGCACAACGGCTCGAAGAGTCCGATTGATGCGCCTTGTTATGTTCCAATTTTTGAGGACTTGAGATGGGTAATTATACGTCATCACCGAAAATGATTAGATTGTACAAACACGGTGTAAGGTATTCAGGTTTTGGCCAAGCTGGCTGCGAGCCAAAAAGATTAAAGGTCGCAAGTAGTATGTATAAAAATAAGTTTTATATGCACTTAACTGTTGTAGCCACTAAAGAAGAACATAGGGATTTGAAATCTTTCTCAGGCTTTATGGTAGATGATTTAGAAAGTTTCAGATGTAATTTAAAAAGAGGTGGTGGCCCATTACGGATTCAGCGTGGATTTTTAATTATTTGAGAACATAACACATTATTAGACGGAATCCGTAATTTACTGGAATAGGTGGATTCCATCTAAGTTAAGTAATGTCGGGAAAGAGAGTAAGAATTGCCACTCAGTCAAGCAACGGTCAAACAAAATTAAGGGGGTTAACATGGATTTTTTTGGTATAGGTGCCGCGGTCAAAGGTGCGGTTAATATTTATTTTAGAAGTGCGAGAGCTACGGGGCGAACCACGAACTTACTCGAAGGATTAAAAGATGGTGATCGTGTTTATTTTGCTACTCACGATGAAGCGCAGTATTTCAAGCGAAAATGTAAAGAAGTCGAGAAGAGTATTGAATGTGTTGTAATCCCCATCAGTTATCCCGAAAAAGTTTTTGAGCGTGGAACTAGCCAAGGGCGTGCGGTGTTTGATCATGGCTGGATTGAACAATTTTATATAAACGCGCTTGAACAATGCACAAAAGATATAAAGCATCTTGAGACAGAGACTAGCGGTTATGGTGAGGCTCACAGAGAAACCAAGCGCAAGGCAATAGAATTTTCCAAATGGCAGTTTTAGTGTCGCAAACACTATTCATCGTGATGGATATACGCAAAGAAGAATTGAAAGCTTCTTTAGCTAAAATTGTAGAGACTTTGGACACTAAATAAATGGAACCTTACGCAGAAAGTCTTAAAAAAGCACTTATCAAAATATCCAAGATGGGAGCAGTATGCCAACACTTTGAGCTATGCACCCATGAAGCTTGCAGAGACTCCTCTGGAGCTTGTTTGACAGCGATGGATGCTCTAAGTAAAGACCCTGATACAAAACTCAGTGAGGATCGTTTCAGGCTTGATCCAAGAAAAACTATCCAAAATACAAAACAAGAAATCTTGAACCAAGAAGAAAGAGCTATTCTTAACAAGTTTGGCTCTTTCATGTTATCAACATACAATCTTGATCTTCAGGATACAATTAATGAATTCTGGAATAGAACCTAAAAAAGTAACAACTAAAGAATGTCCTAACTGTGGGAATACTCAACTTATTCATATTTCCACTCAAAACTTTAAACTATGCTCAAACTGCTTTGATGCTGAAGGAAACCCTACTAGGATTCCTTGGTTCAAAGAGGAGCACCAACCGGATTATATTTAATGGCTAAATATCTCAATATGTTAAAAAATACTCAAGTCACTGCTGGCGTTCAACAAGGGATTAATCTTGCTACTGAACTCTGTCATGGAGTTGCTAAGGACTCAGGATGGTGGACAGACAACCAAGATCAACCTCTGGATAGAAATCCGGGAGAACTGATCGCACTTATGCACTCAGAGCTGTCAGAAGCTCTTGAGGGACTCCGAAAGAATAAGGTGGATGATCACCTTCCTCATCGTAAAAGTGTTGAGGTAGAGCTTGCAGACACCATCATACGCATCTTTGATTATGCAGGTAGTCAAGAGCTAGACCTTGGGGGAGCTATTGTAGAGAAGCTTCAATATAACGCTAATCGAGCAGACCATAAGAAGGAACACCGAGCAGCAGAAGGTGGTAAAAAATTCTAGGAGATCCACATGTACTCTTTTAGTACGTCTTCAATAGCACATTTGTCTAAGGTACATCCTGATCTTCAAAAGGTATTCTCCAAAGCTATCCAATATAGTTCTGTGGACTTTGGAATTGAATACCCTGTGAGATCCCAAGCAGAACAAGAAGTGCTTGTTCTTAAAGGGAACAGTTCATCTCTTAAATCACGACATGTACTAAGACCACAGGATACCTATGTCCATGCTGTAGATGTATTCGCTTGGGTAAATGGAGAAATATCTTGGCAGATGAAGTATTACAAGCAAATAGCTAAAGCTGTATTCAGAGCAGCTATTGAGGAACAAGTTCAGATTGAATGGGGAGGTCACTGGATAAAACCAATAGATGGCCCTCACTTTCAACTTTCTTGGAAAGAGTACCCATAGGGTACTCCCTATCCCAGCCAGCGGATATAAAGATTAACTGGTGACGCTCTCTGTGACGGGAGCACTTATTCTTCCCTCTCACACAGGAAACTCATATGTCTAAATTTACACTTGAGCAGTTAATGGCTGTCAGAAATTACGATAGAACAGCCAGACTGAAAGAACAAAAGCAAGAAAACCCGAATATCAGAAATACAAATGTGAACCCTGAAGCAGTTAAACGCCGCAGGGCTATAGAGGAACATCAGGAACGCTTGAGATTTAAGGAAAGGTACGCCTCAGAGTAGCACTTGTGAGGGTAGTTACTACGAGTCCAGTGGTGCATTCATGAGTAGCGTAAAGAGTTACCTTATCGCTCTTGGGGGTCAATCCCCAATTGCTGAAGGACTGGTAACCTACTAATCTGGAGCTATGTTGTCCGTAGGGAGAAGGGTAGAGTACAGTAATAAAATTGGTATCATCATAAGCAAGTATTGAACCAAGAACACACTGTCTATTCTTGATGAAGGTACCAGATAAAACAAACCTGTCTTCATATTCAATTTGTGATGTGATGGTAAATTCGGAGATTACAGGAAATAGTCGTGGCTCTACGAGCTTAAAGATGTACCAGAGTCCGCACGTTATAGCGAAATACAGTGCCATAAGAGTAGGGAAATTAAACGGCATACATCTTTGAATACTCATTTTTCCACCATTGCCTTAATAATTCTTACTGCTGAGTCCCAGAATAACGTAGCTCCCCCTATAACGGCTGCTATCCATACAGCCCATACTCGGATACTACCCCTTAACCATTTAATTCTTCGAGTCTCTTCCAAGAGTTCCCGTAATTCTTCAACCTCACTTTCTGTAAGGGTACACCTTCGTTGAGGGAAATCATCCTCCCTTCTCCGAAGGTCATTGTGTGGTTCACTCATAATTTAGATCACTCATATGTCTAAAACAACCCTTTCAGGTTAAACAACAGGCCACTATAAATGTATAAACGTAAAAAGCATAGCACAGATAAACGTGCAAAACGCTTGATGGGAAATATCCGTCTTTGGTCTTGGGAATCAGAAAGAGAAGATGATTCTCGTATTCTGTATGGAGAAGTAAAAAGAAGCATTTGTTGGGTAAATTTAGACCCGACTGCTATTCTCGTAAGTGCGAATAAACTTAACAATTGGACGCTAATTGTTCGTGCTATTCTCTGGTATCCTGATGGTAAGGCAGACATCAAATCTGCTATTGGGAACTTCCCAAATATCACTCTAGCTAAATTGGAAGAAGAAGCAAAACTTCTCCGTAAAACAGCATTAGAAGGTATTCAGAAAGGACACATTGTGGACGTGGGCTGGATAGCCTTATCTTACGTTAAAGCCCCTAGAATCAATGAAGAGGTGGATATGCTCCATCTTGGTTCTATCAATGAACATCGACAAATGTTATGGAATTACGCCATAACTGAAGAACTCAAGGAAACTTAAATATGGCTCGAAAATATACAAATGATCAGGACATCTCATTACTCATGGCAGTCTTCTTAGCTGATGACCGATATGAACATGACGATAGACCTAATGTGATCAGTGCCACAGCTCTAATGAAATCAACTCGACAAATAGTATTAAGCAGTCGTTTGACTCCGGGAGAAAGCCTTGTAGACATCTCTGGATTACTCTCCAGCAGATTAGGAACTGCTATCCATGAATCTATTGAAAAAGCATGGGTGCAAAATTATGTAAAATCTTTAGATGCACTCGGGTATCCACAACGAGTTATCAACTCTATCAATATTAACCCTACTGAAAAGAAGGAAGGGATCAATCTTTGGTTAGAACTCCGTACTGAAAGACCATTAGGAAATTGGATTATTTCAGGTTGTGCTGATGTCATCATGGAAGGCGCTGTTAGAGATATCAAATCTACAAAAGTGTGGTCTTTCCTTTCTGGTTCAAATGAACAGAAATACCAATTACAGCTATCCATATATCGTTGGCTCAATCCTGATAAGATTTTGGAAGACACTGGTTATATCGAGTACCTCTTTACTGATTGGAGCCAACTGAAATCTACCTATGAGAAAGGATACCCAAGACTCCCAGTTTTAGCTCAACCTATCCCATTACTCTCTACTGCAAGCACAGAAGGGTATCTTCTAACCAAATTAGAAGATATTGAACACTACGCTCAAGTAGCAGAAGTAGAACTCCCTTTATGTACTGATGAAGATCTTTGGGTACGTTCTTCAGAATGGAAGTATTACGCTAATGCAGATGCTCAACGGGCAACCAAGAACTTCCAAGATAATAAAGCTGCTGCCTATTCTTATTTACATGAAAAAGGAAAAGGAGAAGTGAGGGAGATCAAAGGAAAAGCTATGGCATGTAATTACTGTAATGCTCGCAGTATTTGTTCTCAATATACCTCATTAGTTGTTGCAGGCAGAATATGAAACTTAAACCTTATGAAGAAATGAAGTATTACCCTATTACTGAGCAGCTTCTAACAATCCTCAGGAATAAAACAATGAATACTGAGAGTGATCTCTACTTTCGTATTCTTGGTTCATTCTTCTTGAGCCAGATGGCCTCAAACATGAGGACTTCTATTGATACTCCCCATAGGGGATTGTTACCTACAAACATGTTTGCTTGTTGTTTAGCTACTTCAGGAGCAGGGAAAGGGCATTCAATTAATATCCTTGAAGATTTTTTAGTGAAAGGATTTAAAAAAGTCTTCCTTGACGAAACCATGCCCTTGATAGCAGAGAATAGTATAGATAAGGAGGCAGCTAGAAAAGCTAATTTAAACGCTACTGATTTTGAAGAAGAGAAAGATAAGCTATCCAAAGAGTATTCCTCTTATGGAGCTTTTCCATATGTATTCGATTCAGGAACTGCCCCAGCTTTTAAACAGGTAAGAACTAAAGCTCAGATAGCTAATATCGGAGCATTGACAATGGTGTGTGATGAAATAGGAACCAACCTATTAAATAACTCTGAACTCTTTGCTGTAAATCTTGAAGCGTATGACATTGGTAAAATCAAACAAAAGATCACCAAGAACACCAATGAGAGTAAACGTGGAGAGGAAAGAGATGATCCTGTACCAAGTAATATGCTCATATTTGGTACCCCTTCTAAGCTCTTTAACGGAGCCAAGGAAGAACAGGAATACTACGCTCTTTTGGAAACAGGGTATGCTCGAAGACTTTTCTTTGCAGTAGGTACTAAAACTACCCCTGATTTTCAAACTGCAGAGGAGGTATTCAAACAGCTCACTGCTCATGACACAGATCAAGAAATTGCAGATTTGCATTTACTATTTTCTAATCTGGGAAGAGTTCCTAATTACAATCGAAAGATTGTATTGAGTGAACACTGTGCCTTAATCAATATTGAGTATCAACTCAAATGTGAAAGAGCTGCAGCACAGTTATCTGATTATGAAGGTATTCGTAAAGCAGAACTTCAGCATAGATATTTTAAAGCATTAAAACTTGCTGGTGTATACGCTTTTATTGATAGCACTCCTGAAATTACTGAAGACCAAATGTATGCAGCAATTAAACTTACTGAAGATTCAGGAGAAGCCTTTAGTAAAATCTTAACCAGAGATAAAAATTATGCTCGATTAGCAAAATACATTTGTGCCTGTAAGAAGGAAGTAACTCATGCAGACATTTGCGAAGATTTAGCTTTCTACCCTACAACAAAATCAAAACAGGAGGAGTTGTTAACACTCGCTATTGCTTGGGGACATAAGAATAATGTCATCATTAAAAGAACTTATGATAATACAATTGAATTCTTTAAAGGGGAAACCTTAGAAGAGACCTCATTGGATAACCTCACAATTGCATATAGCACTAAATTAGCCCATGACTACATCAATAAAAACATCAAATTTTCTAACCTTGAAAAGTTAACTCAAACCAATGGTATTCATTGGGTTAATCATCATGTATTAGAGGGACATCGTTCTGAAGATACAGTGATCTCTGGCTTTAACTTATTGGTTATAGACTGTGATGGAGGGATTAGTCTTAGCACTGCCATGTTACTTTTAGCGGGATACCAAGCAGCGTTTTACACTACAAAACGTCATACCGCTGAAGCACATAGATTTAGGGTTATTTTACCTATGAAATACACTCTGAAGCTAAATGCTAAAGATTATAAAGAGTTTATGTTTAATCTCTTCTCTTGGCTCCCTTTTCCCTCTGATGAAAGCACAGGGCAGAGATGTAAAAAATGGCTCTCTCAGGAAGGTACCTATGAGACCTCACAAGGAGAGTTATTCGACCCCCTACCGTTCATACCAAAAACTCAGAAAAACCTTGATATGCAGGCTCAGAAGAAGTCTCTGGGGGATCTTACCCGGATTGAACAATTCTTTGCTGCAAAATGGTTAACAGAGGGCAGGAATAATACCTTGATTCGATATGGCTTAATGCTAAGAGATTCAGGAATAGACCTGTATGAAACAGAACAACGAGTACGAGAGTTCAATCTGAAACATAAAGACCCACTTTCAGATGATGAAATCAATAATACGGTCATGAAGACCTTAGCCAAATCAGGAACCAAGAATGAGCAATGATCATTTAGTTTTAATTTCAGGTGAATCCACCACAGGGAAATCTGCCTCTCTTAAAGATCTGGAAAAACCAGAAGGAGTAATGTACCTGTGTACCGAAGCAGGTAAAAAGTTACCCTTTAAGAATTCTTTTAAGAGAGCAACTATTACTGACCCAATGCAGATATTGGCTTATTTCGATAAAGCAGAACAAATGCCTGAGATCCACACTATTGTGGTGGATTCTCTAACGTACATGATGGATCAATATGAATCTATTTATGTCATTGGTTCAGCAAATACAATGGGAGGATGGCAAGACTACCAGCAATTTTTTAAGAAACTTCTTCAAATGAAGGTAGCCTCCTCAAGTAAGAGTGTTGCCTTTACTGCCCATACCCAATCCATTCTCAATGAGAGTGCTATGGTGATGGAATCCAAGGTACCTATCAAAGGAGCACTCAAAGCGAATGGTGTAGAGAGTTATTTCGAGAATGTAATCAGTACCAAAAAGATACCTCTCACCAAATTGGAAGGATATGAGAATCCTCTTTTAAAGATCACTGATGATGAACGACTTCTTGGTTTTAAATATGTGTATCAGACACGTTTAACCAAAGAAACTGTTCAAGAAAGAATTCGTGCTCCTATGGGTATGTGGTCTAGGGAAGAAACCTTTATTGATAATAATCTTCAGTTTGTAATAAACAGATTAAATGAATATTACCAATAACTTGTACGGGAGGGTGATACAGCCTCTGCCTCGATTCTCGCTACGCTGCGAGTCTCGTTGAGGCTTACTCACCCTTCCCTATTAAGTGGAGCGAGAGGGGGCAGAGTGGAGCGTAGCGAAACGATAAGCCCCCAATCGAGCGAAACACTTATATAAAACAATTCTTTAATTCTTCTTTGGTTCTTTCCCTTATATTATCTATATATAGGCTCTTTTAGGCAAAATTCCTAATTAAATCAAGTACTTAACCTAAAAATAAAGTGCCACATCTGGAACTTTCTACTATGGAAAAGTGCCACATGTAGAACTTTTTTAGCTTAAAAGTGCGGGTTCTCGCACTAGCAATACGTGCATAAAAGTGTATACTTAGGAGTACACATTAGCACTTAAGAGTATCCTATGCTAAAAAACAAACAAGTAATCTTCCACATTAAGAGAAAAGCTATGCGTAATGTTTATATTGATTGTGCTGAGCTTGATGATCTTGTGAATAACTGCCGTCCTGCAGAGATAAAACTCTACAATTTGTTGGTTCAATCAGTTCTTTTAAACCCCTCAGTAGAGTACTTTTCTACTTCGAATCTAGCCTTAAGCTCAGGGTTATCTGTGGATACTGTAAAGAAAGCCAGAGCTAACCTAATAAATCAAGGTTACATCCTTTTATGTAAATTTAAAGATGAAAGTAATGAACCAATGATTCGAGTGATTGTAGGTAAAGAGCAAGTTGAACTTTACAACTTAGGTTTAAAAGTTGAGATCCAAGATGCAAAAGCTTACAGAAAGTTATTACGAGAGTTTGATTTTACTAATCCAACCTTAAGTATTGAAGAAAGAAAGGATCGAGTAAAAAAAGCAAATACTGCATATGCAGCAAACCCCCAAGAATATAATTAACCAACATAGGTGCTTCGCACCTTATTAACCATAAACAGAAAGGAATAATGAATGGATATTTTAAATATCGCTAGTGATGTAGTCCAAGAAGAAGAACAAGACCGTTTAGGTGGGTACCAACCATTTGAATCTGGGCTACATGAAATGGTAATCAAAACAGCTTATTTGGATAAATCTGCTGGAGGAGCAAACAATGTTACGATTCTGTTTGAAACTCCTGAAGGTAAGTCTTTTAAGCTTGTAGAGTACATCACCTCTAAAGATGGTAAGAACTACTACATCGACAAGAAAGACAACAAAACCAAACGACCTTTACCAGGAATGAGTAAGATCAATGGTTTATCCAATCTGATTAAAGGCACTGATTTAGGTGCTCAAATTATTGAGGATAAAGTTCATAAGATCTGGGATACCACTCAGAAGAAAGAAATTCCTCAAGCTCGAAAGACATTCGTGGAATGGGCAGGTCAAACTGTCTTTGTAGGAATGCACAAGATCATTGAAAACAAGACTGTAAAGCAAGGAGATAAATATGTTCCTACCGCTGAGACTCGTGAAATCAATGAAATTGTTAAATTCTTTGATAAAGACAAAGCTACTCTAGCTGAAGTTCAAGCAGGTATCCCTGCTACCTTCTATGCAGATTGGCTCAAAGTGAATGAAGGAGTTGTCAAAGACAAATCAGATAAGAGTCTGGTTGCAGGTGCTCCCGGAGCAAGTGCTTCTACTGAACCTTTGAAGTTTGACTAAGCATATTCTTGAAAGTCCTTTTCGGGTTGCGATAAGTAAAAAGAAAAACTTTTCTTTGAACCTGAATATTTATAGAAACACGCATTACCTTACGTTAAACACCGCTAAGAAGGTGTACAAGGAGTTAATGCGTGAATCTATTACCAAGTTACCTACGTTTGAAAAGATCTCCCTAGAGCTTGTGATGTACCCTAAAACGAAAGCTCTATTTGATGTAGGTAACATTGGTTCAATCACTGAAAAGTTCTTCTTAGATGCTTTATGTGAGTTCAAAAAATTACCTGAAGACAATTACCTCTATTGCCCAAGCGTTACTTATCGTTTTGGAGCAATAGACAAAACTAATCCTAGAGTGGAAGTCCATATTTATGAAATTTAATGTTGATACTAAAATTGATATCAATTTTACAGAAGAACAAATCAAACAACTTTTGACTGATACGATTAAACAAGAGATGCCTCAAGTAACTGTTGAGGACATTACCTTTGTAATCAAACGAAACCCTACCTATATTTCCGCTACAGTGGATGCTTCTATGGAAGGGTTTGCTCGATCAGAACCAAGAGAAAAAACACCTATCATTGAAGAAGAGGAAGAAGAAACTGCAGAGGGAACTACCTCTGAGAAAGTGACTGACTTTTTAAAGTTGGATTAAGATGAATATGCTTAAAGCAGTAGGGATTGTTTTAGGAGCACTCTTAGCAATCCCTCTTGCTATTCTATTCATTTATGCAGGAATGTATGTGATCGTTCCAAGTTTTATTTTTCTAGCGATAATTATTATTACTTACCGAGTATTTAAAGAAAATGATTCTTCGAATATTAGCTCAAGAGCTACTTCAAATAGTGATTCTAGTCCTAAGTAAACAACTTAATCGTTTAAGTTTAAGGGTGTATTTAAAACTCTTAGACTGGAAAGAACGATTGATCACATATCTTAAATCCTAAGATTAGGGGGAGTTTCCTCCCCCTTACCTTTACAGTACTAGATTATGTATTGCCCCCTTCTCCATTGCACCTATCCAATCAATCCCCATTCTTTGAGTTATTCCATCGAACCCTGTGATAGCTCCATTTACCGGATTTGAGATTCCTCCAAACGTAGCCTGAAGCATAATGAGCATCATTGCTCTTGCTGGTCTTGCTCCAAACTTCTTCACCAGTATTTGCTGCATTCTGAAGAACCATTTCGTAAAACCCATCAATCCCATATCATTCAAGTATTGAAGAGACTTCATTTGAGGAATGTCATATTCCACGAAAGTGGATTTAACATCTCGAATGGATTCCTGAAAGGGAACCCCTTGGCTCATGTTGTACTTATGTAACGAGTACCTTGCAGCAAAATCTGATATTTGAGCGACATCACGCATAGCTTGATAAAGCTTGGTATCATGAGTCATAAAGAAGTACCTTCCTGCAGTCTTGACAGGACTTGGTACTTTACTAATCACTGGCTCAAAGAAATCATCCAGTTTTGAGCGAGATGCTGATACGTTCTCAGAGGTTTCCACATCATCAACGATAGTTTGATATAACCCAGCTTCGATAAGCTCTCTGACAGGGTTATGGTAAAGCTCCTGACGAAGTACTGCTCGTTCTGCAGATAACACCTTAAACTCATTATCCGTAATATTTGGATCACTCATCTTTCGAGTTATTCTAAAGATCTCCCGATGAGCCTTGTTATAGGCAAAAGTTTCCTTATAGGCTACAGCATGATCAATAACTGCTTGAGCCAGAGGAACACCAGACCACCATAGCAACAGGATATTCGATAGAATATTCGCTGCAGTTACAACACCTGATTTAATAACCAGAACATCCTTGGCAGTAGCTACAAAAGACTGGATGTAGCCCTCCATAGAGATCCCGAAGCGATTATTCAACGCAAGGGTAGCCAAGTTATTGGTTAACCGTAAAACCTCTCTAAACGCATTTGCGGTAGGGTGTGCATCATGCTTTAACTGAGCAACTGAAAACTTCCTATACCCGAAAGCAATGTTGAATTGTTCTCTTCTAACAAAAACAGAATTTGAGCCAAAGAGTGTTTTAGCATACTCCCTAGTTTCCTCAGGAATTAAGTAGTAGTTATCAGACTCACTTGTAGAAGATAACTCAATAAATTCCCTTGGGAACTCAGAGTACTCCTCTTGGTAAGTTTCAAATAAATAATCCATCAATTCTTTGTTAATAACCTTGGATTGTTTTTTACGAGAAATACTCGCTAAGGTATACCCAGTTCCTTTATGGAAATCTGTCTCTCGATGTAGCATTTCATTTTTAATAGCATGAGTAAGAATCATACGATACCCCGTAATCTTCCCTACAGAATCAAATATAGGTTGAGCAATAGACCCTGCTTGAGTAGGTTTAACCTTAGGTATCCGCTGTCGGGCACTCATTGTTTTTCGCATTTCAGCTTGCTTAACTTTCTTCATATATTGGAAATCATGCTCCATACGAAGAACACCTAATTCATCCATACCTTCAGTTGGCTCGAATATATTGGTTCCCTTTTTAGAATTCGTTACTGTAGAGAGTACCCCTGTTAAGTAAGCTTGTTGCCCCCCTTGTTTAGTGTAATACCATCTATTAGCTACATGGGTCACTGAAGGATCTTGAACCAAAGGATGACTACGAGTGTACCCTTGGGAAAGAAGTCTCTCATGATCTGCTGTAGTACCAGTGACTACCTCTACATCCTTTGATACCTTCTCTCGAATATACCCTTTACGCATATTGAACTTATCATTCTCAAACCCTTCTTTTGCAGAAATTTCTACCACTTCTCGTTGGAGTAAAAGAACTGTCTCAAGAGCTTTAATCCCGTAACGAGCATCTGAAAAAATATCCTGAACAGAGTCTTTTCCTAAGCTATACCCAATAGCATACAGAGTAGCGATCTCATCAAGGATAGGAGTAATCTTCTCTACAGGAGATTTTGGTTTAACACCTTCGTATCCCCAAAGATTAGCAATCTGAGAAGCGTTAGTGTACATCCCATCTGTTAAAAGTCTTCCTCCAGTTACCATGTGGTACCCCAGATCTTCAGCATGATATTTCATAAAACGAGCATATTGATTAGGGGACAACTTAAAGAGTTCAGTTGTAAGAGCATTAATGCGATCTATTCGTTTAGCTGGATCAGACAGAAGAGCATACACCTCGTCAATAGTGTGCGTGTTTAAGAGAGACTGTGTATCTGCCTCTAACAGAGTGGAATACAATGCAGTACTATCCTCAGAGTTCAACTCAGGGAGCACTTCCATAATTTCTCTGGCGATATACTCAATAATCTGTTGGCTCTTACGTTCAATAAAATAAGAGGACTTTGTGAGTAATCGAGTTAACTTAGCCAATCCTAAGCGGCCAGTAGTAAACTCAGTAGCAATACCCTCAAAGAGCTTATTCTTAGTAAACTCAGAATCATGTGACCATTTTCGAATGTTGCCTAATACTGAATCTAAGTAGAGAGCAGATCCAAATTTAACCCCTCGAATCAAAGAAGTATTACCAAGGGTAGTCTTTACCCAATCTCCTGTAGCATCAATGCCAGCATCTACTTTGAGCATTGCCCTGTAGAGACTGCTTTGAGCAGCATTTTGGGTTCCTGTTAAGTGCTCAATTAATTTAATAATTCGAGCATCTCCAGTTAAACCGTTCAGGCCATAGATCTTATTTGAGAACCAATGAACCAAGGAATGAAATGCATCTATGATTCTTGCAAGAATACCTGCATTCGTATTTTTCTCCCCAATAAGGCGCATATCCAAGTTCTTCAGGGCGTTTCTAACAGCTTCATTAGTGACCGCCAATACAGTGAACTCTTCTACAGGATCTGCGTAATGAGCTTCCCCCTGCTCTCCCAGAGCAGTGGTATACCCTGCACTTCCCGGAGTAGCGTTATACAAAGCATGATCTCTCAGCTTTGAAGCTGCTGCTCTATCTACTGCAGTAGGGTTAGGAATATGAGCCAAGAAATCATCCACAGTAAGGTACTTGGCTGCCCTCAGGTATTCGGATTTAAGCTTTTTCCATACTGGAGCTTCTTTGGCTTTAAGTTCCCGAATCAGAGCATGGTACACCTCATGAACAAATAACTCCTGAGGAGACATCTCCAGATTGTTTGCTTTAGCCCCCGTATTGATTCTGAGGTTAATAACATTACCCTGCTCAGAACCATAGGATTCTTTGATTCCATGCGTTCTAACTAAGAGTCGTAATTTATCTAAGGCAGGTGCTGCAAGATTAAGCACATATTTGAGATGAGCAGTATGCTCAGAGTTAGCAGTTCCATAAGACTCTAACGAATCGAACACATCCATAGTAGAGGTATTTGTAAAAGTCATATCTTCTTCTACTGCAATTGCATCATCATTCCGATACTGCTCAGGAGTGATTGGACTTGAAAAGTTCAAAGCTCCTTTTTTACTTATCTCTTTCAGAACAATTGCGTTTACTTCTTTATACGTCTTATTCTGAAGCATCCTATGAGAAGCTTGCTCCAGAGTATTTCCCTGCATAAGTAATCGAAGTAACTCATTCTTAGCTGCAATTCTTTCAGGTTTTTTAAATGACTTAGCTTCTATTCTTTCAATATCCGCTAAGATCTCTGCAGATAAGTGTTTATTTCCATACACAGATTGAGCTGCATATCCCATTAATACATCGTATTCAGTGAAAGTTTTAGCATCCATCTTAAACAGATTCCGAAGGAATCCCTTAATGGAAGCCAGAATTCCTTTAGAAGCAGGGGTACTTTCCAATTTTGCTTTGACTGTTTTGTCATAGCGAGAAGCAACAATAAAATTCTTCAAATCTACTTTAGAAGGAATGTCGTTTATTCCATAAAATCTCTGATAGGCTTGTACCAATCCAGCATATCCCGGAGTAGATTCAACTCCTACTTGAGTCAAGCCATGTGAAATAGCGATTCTATCTAAAATATTCAAATGGAAATTGATCATATCTTCTGGATTGTTCACAGGAATAGAGGATTCAACCAAAAATACTTTATTGGATTCTTTATGGAAAAGGAGACCTTCAGTATTACTCACAAGAGCGTTATAAACCTCTTCTGTGATATCTCCCGATACAAAAGCTTTATGGATTGCTCCAGAAGAGATCTTCTGAATTTCTACTTTACTCGCTTTAACAGCTTCAAAGATCTTATCTAAAATGATCTTCTCAGTAGGAGAAGTGAAATACCGTTTAAGAGCAGTAATCATTCCAGTAGTGTTTGTAGCTCCTGAGAGAGCTTTAGCGGTTACTTCAGGGAGATCCTGTCTAGGTTTACCCTGAATACCTTTCTCGCTCACAGAGTCTCTGTAATAAGCTTTAATGAACTCCTCGTTCTCAGTTTCTAAATTATTCTCTAAAATAGATTTACTAAATTCGTCCAACTCTTCAAAAGGAACTTTTCCTTTAAAGTTAGGGAGAGGAATTTGTTTCATTTTTCCTGCAGCAACTCGTTTTTGGAATTCTGCTAATAAAGCTTGAGCCAAAGCTGAACCGGGAGAACGCTGTATACCTGTCTCTGATGTAGGGGGTGTGTAGGCTTGCTCCAATTTATTTATTAAATCTTGGTTCGAAAGTTTCTTAATAGCCTGCTCCGTAGCAATAGTTACTGCTTGCCCTGAAGCTTCTTGGATATTTCTACGGTAATTCAGTTGATTCTGAATAATCTTAAAACGAGAATCTTCTGGAGAGTACTCCTTCAAGAGTTCAGCTAATGCAGGGGTACTCAAACTTTCAATAGCAAAGTTAGAATGGTCTTGTTCATTGAATACAAAGGAGCCTGTTAAAGGATTCTTTTGATATAGCCCAATTTCTTCAGTACTCAAATTCTTTAGAAGAGTGAGAGTTGCAGCAAGGTTTCCTCCTCCTTGTGACCATAGAAGAGTTCCTTGATAAATCCGAGGGACATATCCTTCAGCACTCAAGAAGAGTGCCATACCCCACTCACCCCCTTCTAAAAGAGACTTTCCTTCTTCCAGAATTGTAGTAGCTGAACCAGTAACGAAAGTAGCATTAGCCTCTATTGCCTTCTTAATCAATTCATACGAAGGATCATTCTCAATACCAACTTCTTTTGCTTTTTCTAATGCAAGAAATACTCGATCCTCTGAAGTAAACTCAGGAGTGTTCACATTCTCTGGTTCAAAAATAGGAGTGATTGCTTCTGCTACATGACCTTTTACAGCAATATACTTAGACGCAACCATAATCTGGTTTTGTTTTGCAGTAACCGCTTTAGCAGTATTGGTGTATTTCTCTTTGAATAATTGTCTAGTTTTCTGTTTAAAGGATTCAAATTTAGAATGCTTCACAGGAATAATCTCTGTTTCTACAGTAGGCACAGTTAGATCTTCAATAGTCTTAGTTCCTCCTGTGATATAGGCAGAACCATCACTGTTATAGAACTGATGCACAACTAGATCTAAAGAGAAAACGTCTTTACGCATCTTCTGAAGGTCTTTGTTAAAGTCTTCTAAGAAAGTGAAGTAATCTTCCACTCCTGAGAAAGGAAGCAAACTTCCATTTTGAAGAGCAACCTCGTTATAGGTTTTTGAAATCATCTCTGCTGTAATTAATGAAGACTTGAGCATCTCTCGAAACATTTCAAAAGTAGCTTCTACAAAGCTGTAATTCTTGTGTACTTCAAAGAAGTCTTTATTTGTTTCAATGGTATGCTCCATTGATTCCAATAATTGGAGTGTTTTCGCATCATGGGTATTTGTGAAGGACTCTTTTCGAAGCATCCCTGTCTTATTTGTAGCTGCATCTGTACTTTGAGTGAATAGGGCTACAGCAGATACTCCCGGATCAGTCATCTGACGAGAGAAAGTGACACTCTTCATAGAGGTCTTCTTACCACCCCTACCAATGTATTCCAATTTAACTGAATTTGTTTCAGGATTTAATTCCTTACCAAATTCATCTCGGTTAGGAATAGACTCTTTCTCTCCTGCAATCATTCCATCATTGGTTCGGTCTTTACTCATAGCATGAGCTACAGCAGGAGAGTAATTCTTTAACTTGGCTCGAATCTCTTTTTCTTGTTTAACAGATAAAGACAATTGACCTGTTTCTTTAAGAATTTCTTTCTCTAATTCAGCATACATCTGAGAATATAATTTTGTTGCCATACGAGTCATGTTAACAACATGAGCCATATTATCATTCAAAAGGGAATAGTCTTTTCTGAAAGCTATTTCCATAGCAGGGCCATAAGTGAATTCTACCGCTACTCCAATATTGTTTCTTACTTGGTGAGTAATTGGAGTTTTAAGAGGGTCTTTATCTATCACAAATTTCCAAGGAATATCGTTATGGTATTTCCCATCTTGATAAGTAGCTTGATCCATGAAAGAAAGAGCATTCACTTGCTTCTCTAATGCTCTTGAAGCACTTTCTTTAGCTTCAGCAGGAAGTCTACTAATCTGCTCTAGGGCATTTCTTAAAGCAGTCTCGAATTTAGACATGAGAGCTACCTTCAAACCTTGCATACCTGCTTGATAGTTTTTTTGCATTAAAGAGTCTTTTGTAAACGATCTGGCAATTTCAATGATCTCTTCTTGTATTCCAGCTTCAGGTACAAAATTTACAATGAAACTCAATGCTTTGGACATCGCCTGATGTTCAGCATAAGTCTGATGAATGCTTTCCTGTTTACTCTTTTTATTGTAATAAATCCGAGTAATCTCTTTAACTTTTCCAGCAGGAGTTACTACAGAGATCTTCTTTTTACGGTTAGCATTCATCCATCCAATTGGTTTACTGAACAGCTTTGATACAGCAGGTACTACAGGCAAGATACTCCATTCATTGAAGGGGTTCTCCTCAGGGTGCTCCAGAGCACTTTTCATACTTGAAGCGATAGATTCATATGGGTCTAATCGCCCTTCTTCTTTGGTGTACTCTGCAAAGCTAGAAGGCATCTCAGAATCATTTAAGTAGATCCCTACTTTAGCTGCTTCAAGCAACCAACCCATAACGCTAGTTGATCCCATCCCTTGCATTCTTAAAGCTGCGGTACCATTTACGATACCATCATCTTCTTTTCCTAAAGTAACCTCAAAAGGAGAAGTCTTCGACTTCTGCCATGTACCTAAAGCTTGGAGTGCATGAAGACGGTGCATATAGCTGTCACCACTCCCTGCTTTAATTCCTGATCTAGGAAGTGCTGTAAATACCTTATCAGTATCTCCTGTAAGTAATCCTTCAGCAGCGTTCATAATAATGGAATCATTCATAAGAGTTTCCCACGCACTTTCAATAGCTGCATTCGTACTCTTATCTACTCCTTTTCGAGTAGTAGTTGGATTCCCTTCAGCATCCAAAGTGGGGATCTTGTTATCCAAACCATGAAGAACTGCAATTTTAAACGCCAACATATGAGAAGCATCTGAGGGATCAATTGTTACTCGTTGATGCTGGGGGATGAACAACTCTCTTACGAGCTTACTATTACCCGGATTACCATCACTTCCTCCTTGGTTCACCCTTCGGTTAGTTTTAACCAAGTTATTAATAAAACGAACTGTGGGAGAATTCTCTGATAGCATTCTTTCATAAATTCGTTTAGCTCCTTCAAACTCTAATTTTATTGAATTACGAATATCATTATTTCGTTTTTCATTGTCGATATGCTCTTGCCCTTCAGGAGGAAGATTGTCCAGAAGTGTTACTTGTTGTTCAGGAGTAAGCCCCATTACAAAATGGAACAGAGGTTCATTTAGAGTGTGCTCAATACTATTCTGATTATTGATAGCGGTGTGCTCTATAGCACTACCATAGCTTTGATACTCCTCTGATTTAGGCATCTTCTCTCCTGCCATATAAACAGGAATATCTGAAGCAACTACCCCTAGAACATCTCGAACCAAGTGAACATTACTCATTCCCTGTACAGCGTTAGTAGCTGCAACAGTTAATTGAGTCTCAGGAGCAGTAGTCTCTCGTTTAATGGCTCGAAGAACTGCTACAGGGCTACCCTCATAAACAGCATTCCCTTTAATTCCATGTTTTGCAGGATCTACCTTTAGATGTGAATCAGTTAACACCACACTTCGAGTAGTACCAAAAGCATTCTTCACTGTAAAACGATGGATATAGTTGGTCTCTACTACCCCTTTATTTCCATGAGTTTCACCTGCAATAATAGCAAGCATACCCAAGTTATTAATCAGGGTTTCCTCTAAATGTCGTTGAGCATCATTAGTATCTTCTCGGAGGGCATATCCTAAATTTTGAAGGATCTTCTTACCAATAGTGTTAATGGCTAAATTCCGATTAATACCTGCATATCTCAGTGCTTTTCGTTCATTAGAAGTAGGCACATATCGTCTAGCTTCTTCACCAGACATTCCTAAATTATGAGCAATCATTTCATCGCTATTACTTAAAATAGATTTCAGACCTGAAGTATGGAGCCAGTCTGCTAAACCTATAGCCACAGCATCTGCTACAGCATTATCTAAGTGACCTGCTTCATTAATGAAATCTTTAAACACAGTATTAATCCAAGATCTAGCATCACGCTTATCTTCTTTAACTATGCTCTTTTGGAGTGCTTTAGTAATACCTGTTACGAAAGAGGAGAGGGCAACTAAATCTCCTTTAGTTCCTTCTGACATGTACGCTGTTAAATGATTAGCAATTGCTCCATTAGCTTCAATCTTCTGAAAGAGATCTGCTTCAACATGCAATAATCCAAGTCTACGAGGAAGAACATATTTGAAAGCTTTTCGTACTACTGAAAATAAAGGAAGACTCTCAATAGTATTTTTAAATACTCGATTCTTTGGAGTTGTTGGATTAACTGCTTGATCATCTTCAGCAGCATTCACAGTGGAGTTCACTAATTCAACTTCATTAATGATATCTACTAAAGCATTGTAATCTTCTACCACACTCTCAGATAAATCGGTAAATGCAGCAGGAAGAAGAGCAAACTTCTCTGCTTGTTCTTGGCTCAGAATATCTTGGTTATTTTCTAAAGACGCATACAGAGCTTCATACTTAGTACGATTCTCAGGATTTCTGATTTTAGCCTCAGGGGTATGCCCCGGCTTCTTATCAGCTTCAACCAAAGAAACTTGACCCGCTACCATAGTAGCTATTTGCTGTTTTAATTCAGCAGCCTTATCTGTAAGAGCATTCCTCTCTGCAGTTAAAACAGTGACGGCCGCAGTGTCTTTAGCAGCTTTAGCAGCTTTGATCTGTTCTTTCTTCTGTGCAATATCATTCGTTACTTGGTTCAACTCATCCTGAACCAATGGATCAATTTCTCCTATATTGAATAAAGAAGAAACATCTCTAGTACCTGCTTGTGCTTGGAGTACTTTTTGTAATTTTCCTCTACCTCCAACGTCACTTGCGTTTAGAACATCATAAGCATTTAAGAGAGTCTTTGAGTAACCCTTTAATTGTGCTTTCTGTTCTCCAGAAGGGTGCTTCACTTTAGAAAGAGTAGTGTACCCCTCAAAAGCTTCTTTTAAAGCAGGAATAGCTTTAGACCCTAAGTTACCTTTATTAGCGAGTGCTCGTCTAAAAGCACCCACATCTGCATTAACAGAAGTAGCCTCTGTGTCTAACAATGAAGTGAGTGCCTCTCCTACAATAGCAATTCTCTTCTTTGGCTCAACAGTAGTAACAGAAGGAGCTTGATAATCTTTAACTAATCCCCCTTCATTAACTCGTTCAGTCATACGCTTAGATTGTTGATTAGCTTCTGCTTCATAATCAGGAAACAAAGCTAAAGCACTATCGCGTAAACCTTGGTAGACCATATCAATAGCAATAGATTCGTCCTTAATAACATTAAGGAGATCTTCCCCAATAGGCTGTAGGAGTCTAGTCTTACCAGTTCGAGCTTTCTCTTTATGACTCTTATTCAAAATATTTAATTTAGATAGAGCACGAATAGTTGTGTTCATATCATTAGCATGAAGAGCTTCAGTGATGATTTCACTATATTGAGCAAGTCCAGTGTACCCCTCACTTCCATGGTAAATATCGTTTGCCACATCTTCCTGCGTCTTACGCATAATTCTGGAAATAGGGGAATCTGGTTTGGATACCTCTTGCAGAAGTGTTTTCTGATTATCTGTTAAGTGCTTTGATCCACTTATTTTTTGGCTCAAGTCTGCTGAATAAGAAGCAACAGGATCATTCAACACCATAGCTAAAGCTTGGGAGGTATCCTCTTTACTCATCTCTGCTTCAGGTTTTTCCTGAATAGTTTTTGCTGCTGTTTCTTTAGTTGCTGTTGCAGTTTTGAGATACGCTTTGATTTTATCAATTTGAGCATCGTAAGCCGCTTTCTTCTTACCTTCTGGTTCATCTGCTTTTCTGACTGCAAGTGTTGTCATCGCATTTAGGATTTCAGCTTTATCTTCAGATTTAAGTGCAGCATCTACCGCTTTAGGTAAAGTCTTATCATCCATTTGCTCCCATTTTTGGGATATAGTCATCGAAGGTTGAGGGGCTGCACTGGCTACTTTTTCCTTAATTGCTGAAGCTCCTTCAGCTACTCCTTGAGTAGTTCCTTTTGCAATTGAGGATACCGCTGGAATTGCTCCACCTGTGACTGCTCCAGCTACCAAACCTGCTGCTGCTGCATTGGCAACACCTTGCATTGTTTTGATGGCAGGATCTGCTCTTTGAGCTGATACGTTAGAAATAGCCTGACCTGAACCAGATTGAAGAACTTCCTCGGTTCCTTCAATAATGCCTCCTTTTGCTACTTTACCCGGAGCTGCTTTAGCAGTAGCTTTTAAGCCAGATTTACCTGTCTCTTTTACTCCTTTTTTAATCAAAGCAGTAGAGAACATATCTGATGCTCTTGTAGCCTTTCCTATGGCTGCTGCAAGGATACCTGAGTACAAGAGGGTATCTTTACTCGCATCTAAGGCTAAAGCTGTCCTGACCTCTTCCAGAGAGCTGTCAGGGTTATCTTTTACTCTTTGGCGAAACTCAGGAGATTGAGCCAAAACAGCTAAATCCATATTCTCAATTTGCTGTAGGGTTCCAATAGCATTATGCCCTCCTTCTGATATTCCGGTGTACCCTACACCGAATGCTCCTGCAGCAGTCATCTCTGCTTTAGCAATTTTTTTAGCTGCAACTTCAGCAGTGGTTTCAATACCTTCCTTCAACCCTTTCTTTAAAGAAGCTTTTACACCTGCTTTAGCAAGGTTCCCTGCAATAGCTCCTCCTACAGGCATTGTGACAAAGCTATCAGCACTTTCAGCAGCAAGAGGTAAGATTGCACCGGGGTTCTGTAAATACTCTCCTGTAGCTTCAAGGAAGTCTTTCCCGTAGTCTCTCGCAGAAGGGTTCTCAATCTTATCAAATTGAGCATTTCGGATAGCTGCCAAATGCTCTTGAGCAGCAATTGATTCTTGAGTCCCTATTGAATAATTCTCTCTGGAAACAGCAGCTTCTGCTTGTTGCCCAAGCATTCCTTCTTTAAACCATTCACTGTAAGGGGTAGTAGTACCATCTACAGGGGCTGTAGCGAGATACCCCAATGAAGCAGCTAACTCAGGGGTCTTATCAAATAGAGAGATTCCTGCTCCAGTCCCTACATCTTGAAAACGATTAGTATTCTGGGAAGGATTTAATAGATTAGGATTCTGGCTATTAACTGCACTTGTGAATTTGTTAAGCGTGTACTCCACAGCAGCATTTGGGCCATACTTTTGAATAAAAGAAGGCTCATCTAATGAGTTCAGATCTTGTTGATACTCATGGCTAATAATTTGCTCTGGTTGGAGATCAGCCATCTTTGCAGCTTTAGCTGCAGCAACTGCTTGTACTTTTGCTAGGGTTTTTTCGAACATAGCCATAAGGAAAACCTGTGTTAGATAAAAAAATACTCAATATGTTGGTATTGAGTATAAGAGTATTTTTTTGTGAAACCTACTTTAGTTACTTTCTTGAACGAGACTCCAAGATTAATCCTTTTGCTTCATCAGGAGTAATCTTCATTCTTTTAGCAAACTCAACAGCATAATAATCTATTTGTTGCCCATTAAGTTGAACTCCACCTTCATCCCTAATCTTCTTAATTAAATTAGCTTTTGTAGCTGCATCCCCTGAAAAAGCACCAGCTAAAACTTTACTCTGAGGTGGCGCTTTAGGTGAGTCCCATAAATCTGTAACACTGTCCACAACCTGTTTAAGACCGGGATTCATGTAACCTCCAGAAGCATCAGGAACAGTCACGTTACCTCTTGTAATCATTGAAGGACGGGTAACTTGAGAGGGAGTTACAACAGGAGAAGATATTTGAGAAGCTGCTTGAGTAGGAGGGGTAAACCCAAACATTTTATTAATCCTAGCTTTATCTGCATCTCCAAACTTACCTCTCGTAGCAGGAGCTTCTCCTTGAGCATACAAATGATTCACCAATTGATTACCATATTGCTGCCTATGCAGGAGATCTTCTTTCTCCCTGGTTCGTTGGAACTGAGTACTCATATCTGCCATCTTTCGTTTAAGAGCACTATATTCTGCTACAGAAGCATTCACTCTCTGAGCTTCTTCACTGTCTCCAAACCCACGTTTAGCAAGAAGAGTGTCTAACATCTTCTTTCCTTTGTCGGAATCAAAATCAATGTTAAATACTCTTCCGTCTGACGAACCAAGAAGAGCTGCATCTTTGAGTAATCCTACGTCAGCTTTACCTCCTGTCTTATCCATCAAATAAGCAGCAAGGTCTACAACAGCATTATAATCATCATTCTTTAATCGAACTTTCTTACCGTCACTATCTAGTGTTTCCAAATCCTTAAATACAGTGTCAAGATTACCCTGTGTGAGGGCTAACTTAGGAGTACTCAAGTCTTCCATTACAGCCTCAGTTAAATTATTTCGTTTTAACGTAGCAGTAATTTCATTTTGAATAGGGGTGATTACTGTATCATTAAAATACTGATTCGCATCTTGTGAGTATTGAGTACTCTCAGTAGTGTCTGTAGACCTGTCCCCTACTTGCCCATGAGCAGCAGCATACCCTTGAGCTAAAGGAGCAATCTCATCTGTGCTAAAGCCTAATTTTTTAGCTTCAGCAGTAATCCGATTTTGCTCATTGGCTCCAACACCTTGATTAAAGAGTGAACTAAAGAGTTGTTTACGTTTTGCATTTAATTCAAGTCTCTTCTTTTCTTCCTCATACGCCAATTGTTGTGAAGGATCTAAGCGAGGATTAGCTTCAAGATCTAGCTCTTGCTGTTTTTGAAGATTCTTAACATCATCTTGCCCTCGGGAATACTGAGTAGCATCCCCAGCAATCTGGGCATTCATTTGATCTATACTTTGTTGATAAGCACGATCACTATTAGCTTGAGTTAGCTTATTTCTTTCATTGGTTCGTGCTGTAGCTACCCTAGTAGGATTTAGGAAAGAGTTTACAATATTCCCTAAACCTTCATTCATGATCCCTAAATCAGTCTGAGAACTAGCTGAAAAGGTTCCTGTAGGGTCTACTTCTACTTGGTTTAGAGGAACCCTACTATTTTGAGCTAGAACCAAGTCATCCAACAGTTGTTGTTGAACATTTGGCTGACGATTCTTAGCGAGATGTCGCTCTAATAATTGATCTGTTAAAGATTTAGCTAAATCAACCATGTCATTACCCCTTATCGTGCAGCATACTTATCATCAAGTTTTTGAGCATCCGCTCTGGAATCAGCATAAGCACGTTGTTTTAACCGAAGAGTATCTTTAGCTACTTGCGTCTGTTTATTGTTAGCATCCCATCCTAGAAATGCTTGTCCAAAGCCCATACCCATACCGAGCATATCTCCTCCAGTCATCCCAGTTTCCATAATGGGATTCCCATTGAAGTCCACTTGAACACTTCCATCAGCACCTCTTAGAGGATTTCCACCAAACCAACTATCTTGCATCTGAGAGAAATCCTGTTGAACAGGCATTTGCACTGGAGACTGTTGAGGAGCAAACATTTTATACATATCAGCCATAGGAGCAGGAGCAACTCCAGTATTAGGCAACATGTCATAATTTGCCTTAAATTTAAAAGGAAGATTTGCTGCAGCATTCATTCTATTCATCCCTACTGGAGTAGGAGTTTTATAAAACATGTCATAAAAACCCATTGTAAATTACCTCTATGCTGGATTAGGTGTAAGACCTAATTTAATCGGTGAATAAGGTTTATCCAAGAATTGCTGAGACTCCACATAAAAGTAAGTCTTCTTAGCAAGTTCAATTTCAATTCTTGGTTCTTGCTGTTTAGCTTTTAAATAATTACTTGGCTGAGATAGAAAGTATCCTTCCTGCTTTAAAACATCCATTGTCCAAAGGATATCCTCCTGTTTCTCAGCTTCAAGGAGATCCAACTCATTCATTAAATCTGATAATACATCCATTTCTTTTTGGATATCTTCTAAAGCATTCATGGTGTGAATACTTTTTAATCCTGAAACGGCTGTAGTAGTAAACTGGGTTAAGGTATCTACTTTAGAAAAATCTCCTGTAGCAGCCACTGCAATAAGAGCTACAGCTAATGCTACCTCAGGCCCAAATAGATCCTGTACTAGCTTTAACCCTACTTCTAAAGCAATCATAGTAACTATAGTAGTAGCAATAGTAGTAGCAACGATACCTGCCATTGCTGCACTCAATAATGGAGTACCCGCTCCTTGAGTAATAATGCTAATTGCTACAGCTACAATAACAACTACGAACTTGAATATTCCTGTCTGATACCACTTCAACTTCTGGGTGGTATGGCTATTAAATACCATACGCACAGAGTCATACATGATGTCATGTCCTCTGAGAGTTCCCATCTGATTCACCACATCTATCCGGAGAGGGATAATAAAGTTGTTCTTATCCTCTGTGGTATTTGTCGTAAAAGCTTCTTTTAAAGTAGTTCGTATTTCTTTAGAAGCTGAACCAATGTAATTGGTATGTACCAATCCTACAATTTTCAATTCTTGGTACTGGGTAGCGGATATCTGCTTCTGTAGCAGAATGTATGAATGGTCTACCCAATACCCTCGGGGAGTAGACTCATCCCCAAATAACTCAGGAGGAGAGTACATAAATACTTTATTTACTTGGTTCAGCTTTGCAACAACTCCTGTTTTAAGTTCCTTTGTAATGTACTCCCACCCAAGTACCATCTTGTAATTTCCATCGGATACTTCCAGTCGATTGATAGGGGGAGGAGGAGGAAGGAACTCCTCAGCTATATCAGGGTCTTGCACTACTGTTTTTGTGTGTGCTTCCCAATAGAGAAAATCTTCTGATTTTACTCCTGATTCGTAATAGAGCTTATTAAAATGCTCATACAGGTAGAGATTAGAATTTGGTACTTTGGTAGCAATGTCCACTGCAATAATTACATACGCATGATCCAGAAAATTAAGATCTGTATTCTCTGCATCATGGATAGCTTCATCCAATTTATCCAGATTAATTCCTATAGTTCGGAGAGTCTTTTTACCTGACGAATACAAGGTAGGATCTGTGTCCTTGAGCCTATTATTAAACTCCCGAATAGGAACTATTGGGTAGTAAGGAGAAATAGCATCCTGCTGCCTTACCTTAGGGGTAAGGTTAGGATGAACCTCTGTGGAGACATTATACTCCCATGCAACAGAGCTTCCTGTAGCCTTTCCAGTGCTGTCTGTGAGGTAGTATTCAACGTCATACCACAAATCCCCATCATCACGCTCATCAATCAAACAGAAAGAGAGAATGACAGGACTTCCTACTTGAGCAGCAATTACTGCTGTAACCTGCTCAGGAGAGCCTGAAGGAAGGTAAATAGTCTTACCCGTAGGTAAGCCTCTTACGAATCCTCCGGGGGTGAGAGGATCTTCCCCGAGCTTCCCATACGCATACATGGCTCTTGATTTGGCATAAATTCCATTGACCATATTTGAGATCAGGTCTGCACCTAAATTTCTGTTTTTGATAATAGAAGATGAGACTGTCTGTCGTACCAAGGAAGGCCAAGGTTTTTCATTTCCACCTGTGATCTTACTATTGTATTGTCCATACAGGGAATCATTCACCATCAGGAGCGTAGTGTATGAGTCCGTAACATGAACTTTCTTACTTCCAAACAGTCCCATATATTACCTACGGATTTGTTATTCCTGAGAGAAGATTACTAAACACAGTGCTTGAGTCGGCAGCATTAATTCCCCACCATTCAGGAGTAGCATAGGTAGCTCCATCAGGATTAACAGAGAACATTATTTGAAAAGCATCTGCATAAATTTTTGCAGCTTTCTGTTCCGAATCTCGAATGAAGGAATCACTCTGAGTTTTCTTCAAAGCAATCTCTTTTCCTACCAATCCTCCTACAGTTGCCTCAGTACCTACTGTTTGAGCAAGCTCCGTAATCTTCTTTTGAGCCAAGACATCTACTTCACCCATGATCTTTGTGTACTGAGCGTAGAGCATTCCTGCATCTGGTGTAACGTATTGGTAGGTAGCAGCAATGATTTGTTCATCAACCAAATCTTCCTGTTTTGCAGTCAAAAGAATTTGAGCATCCATTTGCTGTTGTTGTTTCTCTTGGGTAGTAATCTGTTCTTGGATCAGAATAATTTGTTGAGCTGAATGAGCAATCTCAGAAGTTAACTTCTCTAATTCTTTAGGAAGAATAAAATCTAAATTGTATTGTGCTGTTGCATTGCTAATAGTGAGTTGATCTTTTTGTAGATCAATTAACTCATTCTGCTTTTGAGCTTGAAGAATCTGTTGCTGCATTAACTCAATTTCTTTATTAGTTTTATCCTGTGATAAAACAAATTGAGCAGCAACTTGCATTGCATTAGTGATTGAGCCAAGGTAAACAGAAGCATAGTCATCCCCTACAATTCTTCCTGTAGAGTACTCATTCTTTAGATGAGAATTAACTGTTCGCATTAACTCATCAAACAGACCTGCTCCTTCGAGTTCTCCCCCTGTAAAATCACGTATTTCGATAGCCATATAAGTTCCTCATAGAAAAAAAGGGAGCGAAGCTCCCCTTGGCACAAGAGCCAAAATATTAATTGTCTATCGCACCACGTTTACTTTGATCTGCTGCAAGATCACTCAATTCTTTTGCTGTTAGAGCTGGAAGAATTTCTATTCCAAATTCAGGTACCAACTTTCTATCTGGATAAGTAGTACCATCAGCTTTCTTAGCCAAAGTAATCTTAGCGAACTTTCTTTCTTTGATCAGATTCAAGAGAGCATTCTCTACATGAGTTTCAATATCAAAGGGAATGAAACGAGTAATAGTACCCACAGCACTATTGCCAAAAGAGAAATATTCACCACTGATCTCTTTCTTGTTTGGATTCATACACACTAATTTAATACGAATAAGTTTTGTAGCATCTTCCATAAGACTCTTACGGAAAGCATTATTCGTCTTGTAAGAGGAGTCATCCTTAGCAACTGGCTCAGGATTTAATTTTGCATTTACCTTCTCACGTAAAGCATCAACTCCAATATTAGGGGAGTACTTGATACCCATCGTATCTGCTCTTTCTTTTAATTCTTCAATCTCACTTTTATCTGTCATGTTAATTCCTTGGATAAAATATTGGTTAGGCTTACACCCAAAAACCCTCCATGAGGAGGGTTAGTGGTTACACTATGTAGCTTATACTTCAGCTACAGTTTTCAGTACTGCCAAACGCTCTGGACGTAGGATCAATGTACCGTACCACCATTTAATGGAGGTAAAACCAATCTCACCATATGGATCATCCTTAGAGTAAGAGATGTTATCACCGGGAGCAGAATGCTTGATCTGGAACTTAGTACTCTTACCGTCAGTTTGGAAACCAATAGTAGTAAATGAACCATCACCAATAACCAGCATTGGATAGACGTTATATTTACCTGCAGTAGAGCGATAAGTAGAGATCGTTGCAGTTGCACCAGCACCTTGCCAATGAAGCATCTCAGGTACTTGAATAACTCGGAAATCTCCAATCTTACCAATTTCACCATTGATAGAATTGACACCCATTACACCTGAATGAGCGTAGTGCTCAACACCAATGAATGCTGGATTATTGTGATGATCTTTCATCTTGGATAGGGTGATAACCATCTCAGAACCACAGTACAAGTATCGACCTGCAGGAACAACTTTGGTATCTACCATTCGAGAACCAGTAATAACTTTGGTTTTCTTTGGAGTACGGTTATTGTCCAGATCAATAGACAGCTTCTGAAGATCGCTGTAGGTTACTACAGAGGTATTCGCGACTTCACCTGTTACTTCACTGTTCTTGGTAGCAATACCTGCATATCGAACCAGACCAGCACCATTAATCAGATCCATCTGAAGAACATCTTCAGTGATCTCATTTGCGGCCATTATCAGCTCTCGTGAGATATGCTCGTACAATTCCTCATCGGTATCAAAATCGAGAGAATCCTTTGAGTACTCAGAGAAGAAGCCCAACTTGGTAATATCAGCCGAAAGGTTCTTACGAACTGATGCAACCCGGTTAACCCTACCACCTGTCTCACCAACAAGAGGAAGCTTACCATTGACTCTACCAATGTCCTTGGAAGAACCATGAAGATTACCAGAAGCAGTAGTAGCTGTAGCACCAATGTTCAATGCAACAACAGCATTAGAAGTAGTACTGTTTAAGTACTTAACTACTAAGTTACCTGTCAGAGTGATATTAGCAAAACCAGTACCACCTGAGTTATCTGCACCAGCAGTTGCCAATATACGGGCAGAACCTGCGTTATCAATGTTAGCATTAATAGCAGCAGTAGCAGCTACCTTAGAGGCGTTAGCAACTGCAACAGTCTCTGAAGGGAAAGACACCAAGAATTGAGTTTTAGCCAAGGTAACACCTGAAGCATCAATCCCCTGATCGTTGATATTTCGATCATCCAGAATAGGCATGTAGTGGTAAGCTTGAATGGTCTTACCGAAATGCTTAGGCATAACAGTAGTATCTGCCAATTGACCAAAATAGGTTTCCTTAGCAGCTTCAATCAAAGCTTTCTTATGGTAGTACGCAGTGTTGTACTGGGTACCTACGTCTGAAGGAACTCCTGGAGGAGCGTTATAACGTGTTTGGTTTGAATCGTTTAAAGGCATTTTAATAATTCCTATCTGTATCGTTGATTAACAATTTTTGAGAACTCATCATCAGACATAGCAAGAGGATTAAAATCTTCTTTAACTACAGCTTTTGCTGAATTCTTGGGTGTACTAGCAGCTCGTCTTTTAAGAGTACGAGCATCATCTTGTGGTTTAGTCACAACTTGGGTTTTAGCAATCGGAGTGGGTTTAGCATTTGCTAATTGTCCAGCTTGATACATCTGCGAACCGACTTGTTTATAAGCCTCAAAATCAGAAAGACCACTTAATCCACCAAACATTTTAAGCCTATCAACTTCAGAGATGATTTGATCGAATACGCCTGCTTGCATCTGTTCGTTCAATTGCTTAATGAGTACTGGATTTCGTGAAAGTACCTGTTTACTAGAACTATCCCATTGGTTGCCAACAACGTCGATACATTTGGAATATGTAGGTGTGCTCTCTATTTCAGTGAGTACCTGTTCTAAATGTATTGCCTCGTCAGGAACTGAGTAATTCTTGGGTACATACTCTTCTCCTTCTACTGGCTCAAGACTCATCACATCAAGGTTTGAATCTTTCACCAATTTCGCTATTGCTTTAGGATCTTTCTTATTCAGATCAATCAGAAAAGAAAGTTTCTCTTCTGATAACAGACCCTGCTGCTCAAGCATTTTCAATACTTTCAGATTTGGCTGTAATGCTTGCATCTTTTTGGTGTAGTTAGCACCCATCTGCATTAGCTTAATAGCTTCTTCTGAATTCTTAACTTGGATCTCTGTTCCATTCGCTTTGAATGGTTCAAAGACCTTTTTAAAGTCATTGTCTAAAGTATCAGTTGATTCTTCTTCAGAATCAAGTTCTTCTTCATCTGGAACCTCTTCAGGCTCTTCCTCAGCTTCGATCTCTTCTTCTTCAACCGAAGCTACCTCTTCTTCTTCAGCCTCTTCAGGAAGCTCCTCAGGAGCTTCTTCTGCAACAGGCATGGGAGCATTCAAGAAATCTTCATCAGACATCTCTAAAGAGTTTGCCATAATTACTCTTCTCCTGCGATTTCTGCTCTAACTTCTTCAGCATCTCGTAATGCTTTCTGAGCAATTTCCCCATGTGTGTATACTTCTGATAACCACTGTCGGAATTCACCAATAGCAATAATACGATTATCAAACACCTTTTGATGTTTCTCTTCTCGAAGATGAGGGACAGCTTTAGCCAAAATTACATTTGAGGCTTCTTCTTTAAAATACCCTTCTTCTACCAGACCTCTGAAATCATCATTCTTCTGAAGTCTTTTCAGCATATCCAATTTTCGGATTGCTGCTTTAGCGTCTTCAATTTCAATATCAATGTTGCGTATTTCTGATTGGTTCATCTTTCAGTTTCCTCATTAAGAGACTTTGGTTTGTTGTACTTCTTTATCTAGTTCAGCCTGTAGAATAGCGAGAGCCATATTACTCTTAGCTTGCTCTCCGTTCTGTTCAACTTCCCTAGCATGTTTTAATCCAGATTCCTGCTCAAGAAAATCAAGGTTTTTCTGATCAGTATTAGATTGTAATTCACCCTGTTTAGCATATTCAGTTCCTGCTCTTGCTTGATCCAGCATTGCCTCTGACTGGTTCTCAATTGCTTGAGACTGGAGTACTGCAATTTCTGCTTGAAGTTTCTGGATCTCAAGCATTCTTATCTGTTCAGCTATCGGATCTGGTTGAGGTTGATAGCTATCAATCTTCTTAGCTAAATCAGGCATCTTTCTAAGTCTAGCAATATCAGCCAGAATCATCTGACTAAAATCTTGAGGCATAGAGTTACCCATTGTCTGTAACATGAAAGCGAGTTCTTGTGCTTTCTGGTTATCCTCTTCTGCTGTACTAATACTTAACTTCAGATCAAAACAACCAACCAAGTCTTCTCGATTGATTGCAACAAAGTCTTCATTCGTCACTCGAATGATTTCTTCATCAGATAAAAATTCACCATTCATGGCAATAATCATCTTGCCAATATCAGTGATTCCTTTAGCTAATCTGCGAAGTATACCTAATTCTCGCTTAGAAGCAGCATCTAAAGCCCCTCTAACACTCGTAGCAGTCTTTCCAAGAGCTTCCCCACTAATACCTCCAGTGAAAGCTTTAACCCCTGTAAGAGACTCTGCTTCGTTGTGTTGAATCCCTAACATCAAAGAAACAGAATTAGGAATCTCGGGGTATTGGTGTGTAATGATAGCTTGTCTTGGATCAACTGCGGGATTGAACTCATAATCCTGTCCCTTGTCATATCTGCGCTTATTCACAGCATCTAGGGCATCTTTACGGATACCTGTCTGTGAGTTAGCACTTCGAGCCATGAGATCAATAGCACCTCTTGTAACAGCTCCTACGATGTCTTGGTTATCCTGTAATAATGCTCCATCAGGTTCACCATAAACATTTCGTCTAACAGGAAGATACTGAACTGCTACAAAAGGAACTTGTTTAAATGGATAAGGATTCTCTTCTAATCGAATGAGGGTATCCCCTACCCATGTAGCAACAATAGGAGTTGTTACCCCTTTACCATGAACATCCCACCAACCCCAATATTCAAAAGCAACTACTTGTGCTCTTGGCTCATCTTTGAAAGTGAAGGAACTGGCATTCTCTGTTGCATGATCCGGTTCACTTAAAACAGAGTTCAGTTTAGTAGCTTTCACTTCATCCAGATTTGAATAAATACCTTGTTTCTGAAGTTCACTTAAACTGGTTTCAAAAGAGAAAATAACAAACTTAGCTTTAGATAAGTCTCCCCCACAAGAAGGATCAATTACGACATTGTTGTAATTACAGACTTCAATAGTGGGTTCATTTCGAGTGAGCTTAGTCTCAATTACAGTTTGGTTCTCCACGAAGTAAGGAACTATGGGAACACCATTCTGTTGAGTTAACTCAATAGCTTTTTTAATATGAGCTGGAGCATTCGCTTTGAATGCAGCAGGATCAGTTTGAGCTACCATTGCATATGGCTCAAGTGCTTTCACTTGGCTCATATCTTGTGCAGGGTAGAACTCGTATATAGGAACTTCTTTAGTTACCTCTTCTTCTTGAGATATCCATCCTACTCGACAAATAACTGTTCCTTCATCAACTGAAGTACGGGTGTATTCATCAATGAATTTCACTTTATCAATCTTGTTATTGAACTGGTAGTTCAACAATATCTGATTCTGAATAGCTGCTTGTTTATCTTCAAAAGTAGTAGGGGATACTTGAAAGATACTCTCTGTTGCTAGAAAAGGTTCAGAGAGAGCAGCATATCTCCATTCAGCTTGTTTACGAATAAGCTTAGGTTGTACATTGGATTTACCTTCCTGCTTCTTTCGTTTAGCTGAACCAGTGATATTAAGATTATCATTCCAAGTATTAATTTTACTTACTTGACCATCATGAGAAGACTTTGCTTCCTTGAGATCTGCTTTCAAATCTTCAAGTGTAGGAGGCTTAGTCCAACCTTCAGGTAGTTTTTCAATAAGTGCCATTTATGGTTGTCCTTCATGATTTGCTAAAAGCGAGCCAAGAGTAATTGTAGAAGGAACTGTGTTATCTACAATAATGATAGTTCCCTCGGTATATTCTTTCTTCTGTAAGAACTGAATCAAATGGATACCTTCTTGAAGATTGAAGTTATACGCTCCACCCGAGTTTACCATGATAGTGGAATATGCTCCTTTGAGGGTAACATTACTATTCTGAGCTGTGATCCTAAGAGTAGTCTGTAAAGGTTGTCCTACGGGATCAATCAAAGTACCTACCACATTTACACTCATAATTAGTCCTAAAAACTATTGTTATCAATTAAAGCGAATTGACGGGTAATTGTACTTGGGTCACAAACTACAAGTTTACCCGTTCCAAGGGTAGGAATTATCCCTTGTCTTCGATAAGTTCTTACCCATCTCCCGATTAGTTCTCCGCTCCATTGTCCAAATAAGAAATGGTAAAACACATCATATTCCCCACCCCCGGCAGTGCCCCTATAACACATAGGGCGAGTGTTACAGCAAATAGAACTGTATGAATTTACTACTCCCCAATTAACAGATCGTTTAGCCCAACTAGCGGGTTCTGCTTCATCCCAAATATCTATAGGGCTATATGCTGCGGGCATTACTATGGAACCTACATGAGTTGTCCAAAGCATCTTAGCACTACTTCTGAATACGGTTTCTCCCCCTGCATTTTTAATAGTTAAACCATAACTATCTGCATTATTCTGGTATGCCTTTTTGAATACACGGATAGCAGGACAAGCATACCCTTCTGAAACTACAAGATATACCCGATACATAAAGCCGCCTAAATACTTAACCCCTAATACTGCTGCTCCTCCCCCTGATACACCAGAAGGCGCAGATAGCGTAGGAACAGACATAAACACTAGAGGGTAGTCTCCTCCTGAAACAAATACATCGGCATAATGGGTGTGCTCCCAAACATTCATTGTTCTTAAAGAAGCAGCCGATAAATTAGGGTCTAGCCTTTGAGCTATAGGAAGGTACTCTCCTACAAATTCATAGCAAACACTATTTTCATCTAGTATAAGATTTCCAGCATCCCCCTTAATGGATAGTCCAATACTCATACTAATTCCCCGTAGTGGAATACTCTTATACGGCAAGATCGAAAATAAGGTTCCCAACCTGTAACACCCGGAGGATGCACATACACATGTACATTCCCCCCTGAGTAGCTGATTGTAAGTTTGGATACTGTAGCAAGTGAAGTTGTGCCTCCGTTCAAACCGTATAAATCCCCTATTGTAAAGGTTTGTCCAATAGTTCCTACAGGCTCTATAAAAATAACAACTTTGTAAATACTAGGAGTACTCAGGGTAGTTCCAACATCCCCAATAGTAATTGTGTAGTCCAGCATATGGAGTAGGTTCCAATGTCTCGAATCAAAGGTAATTTGCCCAGAAGCGTTCCTAATAATTAAGCCATATCCTGACATTATAATAACCCCAGTCTTACTCGTTCAACTCCACCAACTTTTACAGAGACATAGTCACTTGTAATTGTCATCCCGTTATTAGTATCTGTACCCAGAATGTTAACTGCACCGGAACTATTAACAATAAATTTATTATTAATATTCATTCCTCCTCCGTAGATATTCATATTAGTACAGTAAGTAGTTCCATCTCTAGCTACTCTAAATGGAGCACTTGCAGGAAGAGCAGCACCTGCCCATATTCTCCAAGGAGAATAACTTCCAGTATCATCTCCGTTCAATCCTGCTGTCCATGAACCTGATCCAACAATGATACGAGCATAGGCATTAATATGATTTCCAGTAATACTTCCTGATACAATCTTGCTTGCTGCAAGGGTACCATCCACTATCATGTTACCCCCTATTTGGAGAGCAACATCTTCAAATTTACCTGTACCGGAGTTATACATTCCAGTATCGTTTCGAGAACCACTCCCTCCTGAAACAATAAAGACATCCCCATGTTGAACAGTTCTTCCAGCTACCTGTTCAAAGAGAGGAACCAGATCATCTCCATAGGTTGCCCAGTTAAAAAGTTCAGTATTAATAAACCAACCAATAGAGATATCATTTCTGAAGTACCAACCTGCTCCATTCGTACCGCTTACACCGGGCTCACCTGAGAATCTTGAAGGGGTTCTCCAACCATTATTAGACCAAGAGTTAGTTGCATCGTTATAGGTGTATAAGGTGGAACTCACCCATGTAGCTGCACCTGCTCCGGGAGTGGATGAAGCTCCCCCCCAACTGAGAGGGAAAGTCTCAGTTGTACCATTAAAACTTCCTCCTGAAGGAGGAGTAGTTAACACTCCTGTGTAGTTCCGATACACATAGGAAGTAAATCTTCCTGCGTCTTTACCATCTGCTCCATTAGCTCCGGGATTACCCGGTTGACCACTGTGCTGGGAAGGTGTACTCCATCCAGTGCTGATCCAAGAGGAACCATTGAAAGTAAATACTGTGGTACTTACCCATGTATATTGCCCTGCACTTGGAGTTGTTGGATAAATTGTCCATGAAGCAGGAGCTGTAAGTGTAGATCCATTAAAACTTCCCCCTCCCGGGGCACTTACACTGGAACCATTCTTGAATACAAATGCAGTGTATGCCCCAGAATCACCATCTGACCCGGGTACACCCGAGAATGCAGCAGGAGTTTTCCATCCATTATTCGTCCAATTTCCTCCACTGAGAGTATAAACAGTACTACTTACCCAAGTAGAATTCCCTCCTGTGGGAGTGCTAGAAGCATCTGTCCATCCTGCAGGTATCGTTTCATTGGTTCCATCAAAACTACCTCCTGCAGGGGCAGACGGAGTAGAGGAAGAAGAACTGTTCTTATAAACAAAAGAAACAAATCTTCCTACTGCTTCCCCTTTCTCACCACTATGTCTTGCTGGAGTTCCCCATCCAGAGTTCACCCAACTTGAACCATTGAAAGAATAAGTAGTGATACTCCCCCAAGTGAACTCTCCTGTAGCTGGAGTAGAAGGAGTTAAACTCCATGTGCTAGGAGGAGTCTGGGTAGTTCCATCAAATGATCCACCTGTAGGGGGAGTAACTGATACCCCATTCTTGAATACGAAAGTGGTAAATTGACCTGCATCACCGTCTGTACCCGGAGCACCAGTGAATTGAGTAGGAGTACTCCATGAAGTGTTACTCCAAGTAGTCCCATCCAGAGTGTATACCGAAGTACTCACCCATACGGATTCTCCCTCAGGAGGAGTGCTGGAAGCGTCTGTCCAATCGGTGGGAATAACTTCAGTAGTTCCATCAAAAGAACCCCCTGCAGGAGTAGCAGGGGCAGCTACAGAGTTGCGATACACGAATGAAGTAAACCTTCCAGCACTCTCTCCTTTCTCACCTGTGATCCTTGCAGGAGCACTCCAAGCACTATGCACCCAATCAGGATCTACATAGGAATAAACCGTAGTAGCTACCCAAGTGAATTCTCCTTCAGCAGGGGTAGAAGGATTTGTTGTCCATCCTGAGGGAGGTGTAGTTGTGGAACCATCAAAAGTTCCCCCTGTAGGTAATGCAGGAGCAGTAGCTGCATTTCTAAAAATGAAAGCAGTGAATAATCCAGCATCTCCATCCGAGCCTGCTACACCTGAGAAAGCAGATGGAATCTTCCAAGCAGTCTTATCCCAAACACCTGCACTAAGAGAATAAGTTGCACTACTTACCCATGTAGATTCCCCTGTTCCCGGAGAAGTAGAAACATCTGTCCAACCTGCAGGGAAAGTTTCAGTAGTCCCATCGAAGGAACCCCCTGTAGGTGTTGCAGGTAATCCCACAGCATTCTGATAAATGAAGGTGACATACCTTCCTAAATTCTCTCCATCTATTCCATTGGTTCCGCTATAGCGTGAAGGAGTAGACCAAGCAGGAACAGACCATACTCCATCTGCAAAGGTAAATAGATTTACAGATACCCATGTAGTTTCCCCTTCAGGAGGATTCACTGGATCATCTGTCCATCCCACAGGAACTGTATTTACATCGCCACCTGTAGGAGTTGCTGGAATAGATACTGCATTAGTAAAGATAAAGGATTTAAACGAACCTTCATCTCCATCGTATCCATTCTGAGCAAAGATAGCAGGAGTTTCCCAATCTTCAACATCAAGCGTATCTACCCATAAAGCTACAGGAGTCAGAGCAGTATTGAATGTTACCCATAACCGATCACCGGGAGTAATATTATCAGGAATAGTTGCTGACCATGCTCCAAGAGTACCTGTCACTTTTCCAGTTAAGAAATCATATTCAAGTGGAATCTGAGGTAGATCAAGATCTGTTAAAGAGGTACCCCCAGAAGTAACTCGATAGAGCCAACCAATACCAGACTTGTAACCATTGGATACATACTTTTCTACTACCCAATCATCAATAGTATCTGTGTCCCCTAGCCCTACAGCAGTACTCACGGCTAACCAGATATCTTCTAATCCTTCAGGAATAGTAGCTGTCCACCCATTACTAGGAGAGGGTGTAATAGACGTATCCACAAAGCTATAAGTAACATTACCGGGATTATCCGATGGGAGAAGATCAGTATTACTACGCTTATACATCATTACCGTAGCATACTTATCTCCATAGTCTTCTCCAGCTACTGGAACTATCTTGGCTCCACTTGTCCAAGTACCTGCTAATACAGGCGTAGAAGGATTGAAAGGATCATCCTTTAAAAGGAAATCTGTATTACTGGCATACCAGTTAACCCTTTCTCTTCTGTAAGAATCTCCAGTAATAAAGTCATTATGCCAAGGTGGAAGGTTATCTACCGAGTACTGGTATTGAAGATCTGCAACCCATCCTGCAGGGCCATCTGAACCTTTCATTCGTTCTTCGAACCAACCATTGAATGGGCCATAGAATTCATGCCCTACCCCAACAGGAAGTCCATTCTCAATAACCCTCCATCTTCTCCAGTCATCACCTGTAACATGATCCACATGCCATGAATCTGCTGCTCGGGTAGTGTCATTTGTGGAGTACTGGTACTGATTAAAATAAGTGTCTCCATCTTTACCATCTTTAGCATTCAGGTAAATCCCTTCTGACCATGCACCTACAGCAATACCATTCACTGTTTTTCGCTGTCTTCTCCACCGATCTGGATGTACAGGATTATATGTTTCATGCCAAGGATCAGTAACTCCATCATCTTGAGAATACTCATAGATGAAGTCATTCACATCTCCGCTTTCACCTTTAAAATCTTCCGCATTAGCAATTACCAAAGAACCATTAATAGTTACTTTGTTGAGGACTGTATCAAAGTTTGCTAGAGGGTTCTGAGCGTCATCTTGAATGATGTAGTTATCTACTTGGGTAATCTGTTTGGACTTGCTTGAACTATCAATGGTGAGCCTCTGGAAGGCTTCTTTAGAGTACACCTTAATACCTGCTTCTCTCAAAGCAGTAGCAAGTTCATCCACACTAATAGCAAGTTCTTGTCGATCATTTACTTCAGCAGTATGTGTAACACTGTTTACGACTTCGTTGATACTGAGCTTGTTACCCTGAGTGGCATGTGGGAAAGGGGAACCAAGGTGGGAAGTACTGTAAGTATTCGTCCTTTCACTCAGGGAACCTCCTACGGAGGTTGTTAAAGACTGATCCAATGAAGAATCATCAGCAATGATCACTTCTTGAATAGAGGTACCTTCAAAAGTAACTTCTTTAGTCACTTCCAATTCAGTATCTGTTACATGCCTAGAGTCTTCAATTCTAGCTTTTGAACCTACTAATACTTGAGTGAGCTTGATTTCTTCTTTCCCATTGGACGCTTTAAAAGCTTCCATTGAGGCATAGGTAGAAATCCCATCCGTTGAACCAGCATGAGTAATCAATGCTGCTTGGTTCAAGTTGTCATCTTCGTAGGTTCTTACCTGACTGATCATTTTGGCATTAGAGGTACTGCTCTCCAAAGACTCATCAGCCATAGCCGCTGTAGGGGACACCCACAGCTCTTTTGTTTCAGAGGTATAGTTAGCCCCTTCTCTCACTTGATACTGTGCTTCTCGGTGTTCTCCTGTGGCTTTAACATCAGCAAATAGA